ATTGTTGTACTATTCAACACATTTAACTTTTGACCAACATTGATAATGTCGTCTGTTTTCACTAACGTTGTCGCAATAGTGTTGATGTCGTTCTTTGTTCCGTCAACAATTGCGTTTCCTATTAAACTGTCGGTTTTGTCAACGCCCTTAGTGTACGTTTCCACTAAGTTATAATTAATAGTTTTTTCGTAGTCGATTAACGAAGTACGAAACAACATATTATAATAAGGAAGGGTTTCGTCACACTTACATTTAAGATAGTGTTGAAAACGCCCGACGGTTTCCGTTCCAATCTCACGGAATCGAAAATGGTTAATAAACTTTTTTTCAAAATCGGGTTTTTTTGTTACATCATAAAAATCATATTCAAAATTAAAAATCTTCAAACCACTTTTTGCAACATCACCCAACTCAACACTATATTTCGCCATCTTCGTTAACCTCCTTTTCGCCCGTTTCCTGTCCTTCAAAGCTACGCATTTTAACGGAAACATTCAAGCCGTATTTTTCGTTAATCCATTTACATGCTTCAAGTCTTGTCAATAACATAGCTTGTGCATTAATAGAAATAACTTCATTATTTGCGTTTACTTCATCTGTGATTAATCTCTCACGCTTGTCTGAATTAGCATTATTAACACCAAAATACGTTAACGCTTCATTCCATATTTCGTGTTTATAAGTTTGAAGTTTATCAACCACAAAAGGCGCGTCGGTTTTTACCACTTTCAATGCATCAAGGTTCATTGTTTTACCACCCATAATAAAAGGTTCGTTTCCGTTGTATTTAGCGTATAGATTAACCATTGTCAAGCGGTCTTTATCGTCACAACGAATTAACACAGGTGTCTTTTGCGCTCTAATATTTACATCAATAGTTCGTTCGGCTTCACACAAACGCGAAGCAAACAAAACAACGGAATTATCCGTGGGGCGTTCTAAATAATTATTACGAATCAATACACAATCTTCTCTCTTAAAGGTTTCTTGATAAACTGTACTATACGCCGTATAAGAAATTGATTCATCATAATTATTAAGTTGCCCACTTGGAGTACACTTCATATTCAAATACCCCAATTTTTCGTCAAAGAAGAACAACGCACGCCCATACATATATAACGACAATTCAAGGAATCGGGCGTTACAACTATTCGGTAGATTTTCCCATTCAAACAATGATAATGCAATTAGCTTCAACCTGTCGTAATAATCAAAAGCGGTCAAGTCATTCATATTATCGACTTTACTATTTTTCAACCAACTAAAAGCACTGAACATATCAAACATTTTACACCTCCTTATATACTATTATCTAAGCTATAATTACAAAAATTTAAAGCTGATTTCCAAAACGTAATACCTTCATCATACATTTTTTTAAGTCTTTGCATATCCTCTGTCGGAATTGCGCCATCAATGTTAACATCAATTGTTTGTGTGTATGTCCAGTGAGGGCGAACATGTATATTAGGTACTTTAAGAACATTTACTTTATACCCAAACATTGTAAAATAGTTGTCTAGCATTTTTGCATAATCACTACGGACTGATTTACAATGAAAAGTAAAAATATTTGAACCAATAGCCACGTTCCCGTTTCCACTACTAACCCCGTGTGACTGTGCGGGTAAAAGCGACTTTTCGTAAAAACTACCTAACGTTTGCGCTACACCGATTGCACCACCTGCAATTGCTATTGGGTTTGCGGTTGCCATTCCAACTCCTAACGCAAGCGCACTACTAGCAACACTTAGAGAATTAGTTACAACGTTTTGTGCCAACCACGCGGTATAAATATCAGTTGTCCACGGGCAAACGGGGTAGCCATCAAGCGTAACGCCTTCATCATAATTTGAAGTAACACCATTATAATTAATAGGTGTCAAATAGGTTGTAGATGAAGGACTAATATTTGAACGAATTTCAAGTTCTACGGTTGCATTTTGGGCGTACTCATATTTTAGAATGTTTGAACCGCCCTTGTTGTTGGTGACTAACATATAGTTATAAGGAAAACAATACATTTTATTATTTTTTGGCGTATAGCCGTTTAGCGCGCCCCTGTACTTAGGTTGCGAAGCATCAAGAACAACGCCTGTTAGATGCCCCGCTATACGTTCCATATTAACATAGGAAGGGATTAACGCTTTTGGCATCATAAATATGGCGACTATTGCCTCGGGTTTACCCATATTAACTATAGGAGAAATAAAATAATTGACTTCTACAAAATCATTAAAGCCATAATAAGCTAAACCACTGTATGTTTTACCATATGTATCACCATAAATTTTATTCCCTGCACTATCACAGGTGGTAGCAACAATTATTGCAAGTTCTTTTATTTCCGTTGTAGATGCAACCGTGTTTGTTATATAGTCTCCACATTCTAAACCTTCGCTTATTATGTGGTTTCCGATTACATCATCCGCGGTATGTTCACGCACTACAAAAGAGGATAATAAAGAACATTCTGTTAACCATGTTTGGTATACGTCGGTTTCAATGTAAACGTTTGTTACATAGTCGTTGACGTATTCCATTTTTGTTATAAACGCATAAAACCATTTATACCCGTATTGGGCATTTTGATACATAACATAATTGCTGTCCCACATAAAATCAATATGTCCTTTAACAGGGATATAATTGTCTTTACGTTGATAGGTTACGTCATCAAAAGTATGTTTTATTTTGCTGTGAAAATATGTGTATTGCGCTTCACTTGTAGCAAAATATAATTGATTTTTATATTTATTATCCAACGGTGTATCTAAAAGATACACCGTTGATTTAGGAGTAAAAGCCATGAGAAGTTCCCCCTATTATATATTAACAGTAACGGTACAGCTTGACACCTTGTCACCGTTTACCGCGGATATAACGCACGTACCGTTGGCAATTGGAGTAACTACGCCATTAAGAACAGTCGCGACGGTAGCATCCGACGTTATCCATGAAATAAGTGCATCAACGGGGGTTTTTGTAGCCGTCAATGTTTGTGTTGCTATCGTTAGAAATGATAATGTCGAAACGTTCAAGCTAACCGCTTCATCATCACAAACAAAAGCAACCGCATTTGCAAACGTTGAATATGAATATGTCTGCCAATGATTTAACCAATAATTCCAGTACATTCCCTGCCCGTTGTAAAATTCTGATGTTTCAAACAAGTTGTCATAAACCTGTACCCATGAACGGTCACACAATACGGCAAGACAATTTGTAGCTGAACCAAAACTATCAACTTTTAACACACTTGCAAGAAATTCAACCTTGCCCATGTTAAATGCACTGGCAAGAACTTCAACATCAATTTCATTCATAACGTCGGCACGAACTATTAAAATTTGGTCCTCGATTGGTGACCACGTAACAACGGGGTCTCCTGTGTCCGAAACAGGTTTATTTGCAAAATAAGTATTGAACACGCTTGACGGGAATGTGAAACCACTTGACGCGTTTTTTACTGCTTTTATAAACGCTTTACCTGTCAATTCATTTAACACGTGTGGTACTGATGCTGTCACAATTTTTGATCCTGTAATAGCTTGGGCGAAAAGATTTTTCATCAAAACGAATTCGTCAAAATTATCACCGCTATACATTGCGGTTACTATTGAACCTAATAGTTTTTCAAGTTCGCCGTATGAAGTAAAGGCGGTTTGAAGTCCTTGTTTCGTAATAGTAATTGGATATTGCCCTTTACGGTTTAACCTGTGATACAACGCTTTAACGTCGGGCGTGGTTTTTGTAAGTAACTTCGACCCGCTACCGTCAAACCCTGTATCTTTTGCCATGTTGGTAAATATTTCTTGAATATCAGAACCTAGTGGAATCGTACCCTTTTTGAGTAACGCCAACGGGTTTGATGCTGTCCTATTTCTAATTACCGTTAACGCTATCCTATTTACAAGTGCGTTTAAAAACTCATTTTGAATAGTCTGATATGTGTTAATCGGACTACCAATTTCGGTGATTGTTGCTCTTTCAGTCGCGGGTACGCGTTCTTGATATTCTAGTGAAGCGTTTGCCCTAATTACGTCTAGTATTGCCTTCATGTTCGCCATGATTTAAACCTCCATTTTCTTTTATATAAGATTACCCTTTGCATTAAATAAACCTTCAAATGACGGGGTAGTATCTTTGTCTTTTATGATTTCTTTTGGTTTCACTTCGCCAACCTTTAAAAATAAATTCATATTGGCTTGACGTAATTTTTCGTTGTCCTCTGTCAATTTTGTTGCGGTAGCTTTTGCGTTGGTTGTTTCAACCGCCACATTATTATAATCCTCTGTTAATTCTGTGAGGATTGTTGATACTTTTGCTTGGTCTGTTAAACTTGTTAAAATTTCACTAAGTTTTGCGTTAAATTCTTCTGGTTTCAATATAAGTTCCTCCTTTTGAATATATATAAATACGCCTTGTAGCGTTTCTTATTTATCGGTGTTGGTTCGGGGGGTATTACCCCTACCAACGTTTCATACCAGTAGTTAGCTTGCGTTCCCCTATTAGGTTGGTTTGGTTCGGCGGGGCGTTCATAGCTTGATAAAAACTTCATAGCTAAATTATAAGGGGTATCGGTGGACTGTGTGAACTGTGCAAACGTCATTGTGGCATTACCCCACTGTAAGCTATTAGTTACTTCATATAGTATTCTAAGTAGGTTGCTATCCATTTCAGTATAAACCAAACTATTTGTAGTACACCAATTTGTATATTTTGTGCTTGGTGTCCATTGAACTAAACCAAAACCACCGTCGGTATTTCCACTATTAAGAGATTGCCATATAGCGGGGTTGATAGTGCTTTCAGTCTGCATATTCCCCAGCACACCGCATATAGATTGTTTAGTCCACCCCGCATTGGTGAGATAGGTATAAATATAATTAGCGTTTATTTTCATTTCGTCTAATGTTAGATACCTATTACCACTTATATACACGGTGTAAACCCCCTTATTTTACTTTTATAAAAAATGCCTTTATTCTTGCATCAACTAAAGTTGGGTTGATTGCAGACACATTTTCTACCACACTTCCAATTTCGGTTACTATCACATAGACACAAACCGCTTTTGTAATAGGTATAACGAACCCAATTCCTAAGTAACGTTGTCCATAATCACATAAAACGGCAAGGGCTATAATTATGACAAAACCCATTTTGTGAAATAATCCCTCTCGCATGGTGGTAGAACTCCATGTTTTCATTTTAAGAGATTTCAACAATCCGCTGAGTATATCAATAAGTATAAACAATGCCGTTAGAACGTACTCCATTATTTCAATTCCCCCTTTCATAATGTTTCACGTGAAACAATTTGTATATTTTGTATGTATAATTCTTATTTATTTAAGTATATCATAGTTAAAATTAAAGATGAAAAATCTTGCAGAAAAGTAAATAAAATACAGGCATTTTCTGCATTGCTGATTTATAATAATATTTCTTGTCGAAAATGTAAAATAGTTCTTGCATATTGTGTTAACATATGTTATTCTTAGAGGGTAGTAATTAGTAAATATTGTCATATTAAATCGCTGTCCTATCGAGCATTTCGGGGGGAAATGAGTACAAGCTATGAGAAACTTAATTACCCGTTCTATCACAGCAACGACTATTAAAAGTCGTAACGTGAGCTTTAAAGATGGTGAATTAAATGAAGTAGAAAACGCAGGTATTGTTATTAACGGTGTTGTTACTGGGGAAAAGGCATTAAAGGAAGTACGTAAGATTTATGGTTCAACCGCCCTTGTTACTGACATTGTAAACGTTGATTCTATGTATGAGATAAGCGTCGAAGATTTCATCAAGTACGCGAAAAAGGTAGAAGTTACAACCGCTGAACCTGTGAAGGAGGAAACAAAAACAGAATAGGAGGAAACACGATGCCCGTTGAAGTAATTCAAATAAATTATTGCTCGAATTGTAAAAAGTTAGATGTATGTAAGTATGCAACATTGGTTACACAGTTTGACAATTCAGTAAAAGTTTTTAATACTACGAATACACCACTACCAATCAGATTGAGTGTATCAAGTATTAATTACAATTGTAGACACAAAGACCCAATTTAAAATACTAAATGCTGTCCTATCGGCGTAACACGGGGGGAAAAGAGATACATACTATGAGTAAATCAACCGTTAATAATGAAATAATCGAAGTAGTAGCACAAAACACCGCTTCACTTGCAGTAGATGGAATGACGGGTTTTGTAGCTGACTTGACAAGTACTAGGACTACAATGTTTTGCAGTTTAAAGGGTACGGACTTGAAGTCAAAAGCTGTCGTATTTAAAGCTATGAACAATCCCGAAAAGCGTGTAGGTGATTGTATCAATGAAATTATCAACGCAAAAGATTTATTTTGTGAAACTGTTCTTTGTAAGAACAGGGAAACGGGCGAAGAAAACGAATGTCCACGTATTGTTATAATTGATGATAAGGGCGTAGGGTATCAAGCCGTTTCAATTGGCATATTTTCCGCAATCAAAAAGGTTATTTCTGTATTCGGTGAACCTACATGGAATACACCAATCAAGTTGAAAGTTTTGCAAATCACAAAAGGTGATAGAAAACTATTGACTTTTGACGTAGTGGTTTAATAGGAAGGAGAAAAAGGGCGGTTTATCCGCCCTTTATACTTACATGAAAACACGTAACGGAATATATTACGACCTTTCAAAATCTTCCTATAAATTTAAAGTTCCCGATAGTAAAATAGTGTTTGTATTTTCCTCTGATTTACATATGTTAAAATTTGAAGATGCATACATTGAAAATCGGAAAGAACATAACACAAAATTTATTTCACGCTATAGGTTAAAAATTAGCATGAACGTATTGCCCGATTTAGTGTTATATAAGAAAATTGAAACGCGGGGGTTTTTAGTTATCAATGAAGGAGGTCAAGCTATATGTCAAGAAAACCTACTATTAAATGGCGAAGTAGTGATGCTGAAAAGCTAGAAAATGAAATACGAAGATTTAACGCAAAAATTTACAGGACAAAACGGGCGCATCCCGAAATGGCAGACATTTTGCCAAATGCCATATTAAAAAAAGATAAAAAGTTATTGATTAAAAACTTGAAAGAAACGCCCCGTAATGAATTTAATAATTTGTTAAAGTCACTTGACAGGTTCAGTGTAAAAGGTGCGGAAATTGCTATTACATCAAAAACAGGAAACACGGTAACCACGTGGGAATTAAAAGAAACTAAAAAGAAATTCCAACGTAGCGAACGAATGAAAGCTAAAGAACTTGAAATAATAAAAGCTATTAACGTAACTTCGCGCGGGGAATCATTAGAATTAAAGCGGGGCGAAATGGGTAGCGAACGACTGAACGGTTTTCAACCGCGAACCTTTGATTTTGATAAAATACAAAAGGGTACGGAATGGGAAAAATTTAAAAAATATGTGGACAAACATTCTAGTCAACAAAATCAAGACAAATTAAACGCCCTTTATAAAGAAAATTATTTATTATCCCTTGATAATTTCGGGGGATATGCCGACGACATAAAAGATATTATTAATCAATTACCTAATGAATTGATGGTAGAAACATATTACGGTGAGCAAGAAGCGACTATAGAATTTGTATATACGGGGGTTGACGGTTTACAAGCAAAAGAATTTATAATAGAAACGGTACGGGGTATATGGCAGAAAACACTTGACGAATACAAGAACTCAAATGCTCAAATTAACGGCTGATTTTGAAACAACAACCGACGAATTAGACTGTCGCGTTTGGGCGTATGGAGTATGTGAGATAGGAAACCCCGATTATTTCATATACGGCAACAACATAGATGATTTTTTAACATATTGTGAGAGTTTAGGAAACGCAACATTATACTATCATAATTTAAAATTTGATGCCGAATTTATAATGCCCCGCTTGTTTGAATTAGGCTTTACCCATGTAACCGATAGAAAAGATTTAGATACCAAAACATTTACAACCTTGATTAGTAAAAAAGGTCAATTCTATAGTATGAGAATTGTATTTCGCAAAAAAGGTAAAAAAGTAAAAGCAGTAACAATTTATGATAGCTTAAAAATACTACCGTTTTCGGTTGAAGCAATTGCAGAGGGTTTCAATTTACCCGTTAAAAAAATAAAAGTAGAACAGGAATTTTATAGGCGCGAACGCCCGATAGGACACAAGTTAACAAGTGAAGAAATTAACTATTTATACCATGACGTAAAAGTAATGGCGTTAGCATTAGATGTATTATTTAAACAAGGACTTGAAAAAATGACACAAGGTAGTAACGCCCTGTTTGATTACAAGCGAACCGTTACACCTTTAAAATTTGATAAATGGTTTCCAATTCCTAATTATGATAAAGACGTGCGCAAAAGCTACCGCGGGGGGTTTACATATTTAAACCCGTTGTATAAGGGGGTTGATATAAAAGAGGGTGTAGTATTAGATGTAAATTCTCTCTATCCATCCGTTATGCATGATTCACCGTTACCATATGGAGAAGGTTTATATTTTGAAGGGAAGTATTTAAAAGATGATTTATACCCGCTTTACATACAAATGTTTTCCTGCCAATTTGAATTAAAACCCAATCATATACCCACGGTGCAATT